TTGGACTCAAGTAAGGATTCCATCGCATTAAGAATGTAATCATATCTGTTTATTTTATAACTACTCACGGAAACTCCTGTGAGGTCGTCAGAGACTTTAAATACGTCTGTATACTGTCCGACAAGCAAAGTCTTGAGGCAGTTCGTCAGATCGCCTGAGACGTATAGATAAGCCTCTCCCGTCGGTGGCTCAACAACTTTATCCTTGAGCATTCCCCGGAATGTCTCTCCGTATACTTTTACAATCCCGTCAGATGTATCTGACTTAATTCCTTCTATCCGTCCGCCGTATTCTGTTCCGTCGCAGTAGATATAGTGTCCTTTTTCGTAGATTTCTGAATCATACAGCGGCACAGGTATTCCGATTTCAAAATCATTATCACTGCCGATTTCAAAATCAAACGAGCACTTATCAGAGAGATACATCATGTCATATCTATCCTTATCGGTCATGTAAAAATCCATGATGTACCCCCCTTACAATTCAATCCGATTGTTATTAGAATCAAGAATCGGATCACCGCTCGAATCAAGTAAATAAATGCTCATATCCTCAGTTTCACCACCGCCCGGTGATGGCGTCGGTGTTTCAGCACTTCCAAAATCACTATTTAGAGACTTCCAATCCGGTTCGCTCCGTTTGTGATACATCAAGATGTCAAAACCGAAATCCCCCGCCCATGTCAGCTCATTCTGTCCCGGCTGGATCTCTTCGAAGACACTTTCCTTCTTGTATCTATACCGCATTGCGGATGTCTCAGAACGGTCTTGCAGAACCTTAGTTATCGTCTTATTAAGAGAATCGATCACAAGGTTTTCGCCGGAGTTAAGACCGACATTGACCTGATACGTATGGCCGCCAATCTTGATCATCACCGGATTAGAGCATGGTCCGTACACAGTGATCTTGAATGCAGCAGGAAAGATTTGAGAATTTGAAACAGTATTCTGTCCAACATTCACCGACCGCAAGTCGACCGGGAGATCGAAAGGGAAATCAACGCCGCCGCTTGCGGAAGTGTTCAAAGCCCCGTAAGAATATAGTTCTTCTTTTATCCAGAACGGTTCATCAGTAACAATTGTCAAATCTGCCTTCGTGAAATCCTTGTGAGCAAGGTAGCTACTGTTCTCGATTGCAGTAATCCAACATTTTAGATACCATTTGCCAATATATATACGTCCTTTTTTGCCTGCTAAAATATCACTTTCGAAAACTTCAAAAAGGTTATTCCGAACAGCTATTCTTTCAGCAAGGGAGTTTTTTATAATAACAACTGGAAGGCTCTTTTTAACTGGTTCCTTATAGAATCCGCCTATGATATTGTTATCATCCGAATACGACCATTCATAATCTCGTATGTCATTATAATTAGCATACAGGCCGCCTTCACCGAAGACGACCCGTTTACCGTTGTTATTTTCGTAAAAAAATTTATCAAGCATATTTTTTCACCAGTCTTGCAAGCTCTCGCTCGTCAAATTTTATGTTCATCGACCTGAGAGCGTTCACAATCTTGTCATAGAGGCCGTTATTGAGCTTTATCAACTCTGACAGGATGGCTTCAAGAACGTCATTAGAGCCTTCGGCAGAGGCTTCTCTAATCATGTCCATCAGATGCGCTTCTCCTGCTACAACCTCGTTTCCTGCCTCTCCACCGCCTAACAGATGCCCTCCGGATGCCCCAAAAATGGTTGCATCGCTAAGAATCATTGCGTTATCCATGGCCTTTTTGTACCATTCGATGCTGAAATGCGGCACGCTCGGTGGAGTCAGGCCAAATTTGCCGGTGATCGACAGATGAGGCAGTTTCAAATGTGGAAGGCTCCAACTGAACTTAAAGACGCCCTTAATCTTGTCGATTGCACCTTTTACGATGTTAAAAGCCTTCGTGAAGGTTGTTTCAAACGGATTTGTAACAGTTGCTACAGTGCTCTTAACTGTCGCTATCGCATTTTTAATAGGAGACGTGATGAAGTTTTTCACATTCGAAAAGATACGACTCACAACGCTTTCAATACCACCGCCTGTGAAGGCTGATTTAATGCCCGAAACAGCATTTTTAATGATTCCTTTTGCCTTTGAAGGAAGTGACTTGATGCCGTTGATAACGCCGTCTAAGACGTTCTTACCGAGATTCAGCCAATTAAATGCTGTCCATACCGAAACGATAGCTTCAATAATTTTCGGAATATTCTCGATCAATGTCGGAATAGCCTGAATAATGCCGGTCACAAGCATTACGATCAGATCAACGCCGGCCATGAGGATTTTCGGTGCATTTTCGTTGATGATCTCTGCAATGTTAATAATAATTTGCGGAACATACTCGATAAGAAGCGGAAGGCTGTTAATCAAGCCTTGTGCCAGATTCTTAATCAAGTCAAGCCCGGCATCAACAACTGAACCGGCATTTTCACGGATGTATTCTGTGAACTGTTCCAGCATCGGCAACACATTTTCTAATAATGTCGGAATGCCTTCAACTAGGCCATCGCTGAACTTTTTAAGCAACTCTACAGCTGTATCTTTGCCTGTCTCAACGAAGTCTTTTCCCCCCGACTCCCACAAATTTGACAGTGTTTCAATACCGAATTCGATGACGTCAGGCGCATTTTCGACAATAGATGAGCCGATAGCCTTCATCATCGACTGGCCAGCACTGAAGAACGCCGGAACAACTTCTGTCACAACGCCGGGAAGCTTCTCTACAATGACAGGGCCAATGTCCTGCGCTGCCTCTCCAATGCCCTTGAAAATCTGAAGAATTCTCGGCAATACATTGCTTGCTGCCACTTCTACACTCTCGATGAACTGAGATGTCAGCTCTGAAAGGTCTTGATTCTGGTCGGCGATTCCGGTCACAAGATTTTCCCATGATGCTTTTGCAGAATTAACAGAACCCTCGATAGTGGTTGCTGCTTCTTTCGCTGTTGTTCCCGTGATTCCCATGTTTGTCTGGACTTCGTGGATGGCATCGACAATCTGGTCGAATGTGATACCGTCTAAGTCTTCGATAGTCTTATTCAGGATTCCGGAATCGTTGATCAGCCTGACCATTTCGGCTTGAGTACCGCCATACATTATACATTCGATACGGTTCGCTATTCCGTATCCGCCTTGCGGCTGCTGCATATTTCTATGCAGATTAGACTATCTCTTGATGCTTTCGCACCCCTCGCACTTCCACCCGCTTGGGTGTACTCTACTCGCTTCCACCTTCTGGTGTGCTTTCGATAGTCGTTACACGTTCATAGCCACGTCTCTGGTTATCAACATATTCGAATTTATATCCTCTTGTTGTTCCTCTTTTTCCAATCGTCTCACTTTTCAAGAGTTGCGATATATTTCCGATAGTTTTTCCAAAATAATTAGCTACATCAGTTATTCTATCAAAATACATTACATCATCTGGTTCAAGCCACGCTTCATGACCACCTCCACGTTTTTTTCTTACCTCTGGATAGTGTATCACTTTTACACGTTCGCTTCGAACGCCAACTGTCCTGAATCTTGAATTCTGTTCTGAATAAGTAGCCCAACGTAAATTTGAAAGGGAATTATTCTTTCTATTACCATCTTTATGGTCTACAGTTGGCTTATTTTCAGGATTCGGTAAAAATGCTTCTGCAAGTAACCTATGTATTGTATGTTTTTTTTGATTTATTATTTTGCCACAAATCTATAGTCATATAACCGTTAGCTTTATTTTCGAAAGGGGTTTTTATTTTTCCAATCGAATCGTTTCTAACTTCACCAAATTCATTGATAGAATAATTATTGTATCCGTTTATTTTTTTCCACGTCATGCTGCTTCCTTCTTTCCTAGTATTATCTAATTTTAATTTACAATACTTATTAAGAATTTACAACATGTTTGCTATGCTTCGCACGGTATTGTCTACATATTATATGTTTAGAGTTTCACCGTTTTCACGAGGTTTATACTGCTCGGCAATGGCACTGTCTACCGAGCTTCAAGTTATCCAGCATAGTATAGTTTTGCTTCGCAAATCCTTGATACGCATTCTGGATATCCTGAATATTTGTACCCATCTTGTTGGCGTTATCGCTCATGTCTGTGATGGCCTTGTCGGCTTCTTTCGCCGCTGCTTCGGTGTCTCCGCTAAGGCCTTGAATCAGTGATGCAGAGAAGCTTGTGACGGTTTCCATGTAGGTGTTTGCCGACATGCCGGCCGTCTTATAGGCTCCCTCAGCAGCTTTCATCACTGCGTTTTGCGCAGACATGAGACTTTTATACTTATCTTTCGCGTTATCGACCGTACTATCTATGCTCTTTGCGTATTCTTTCAGGCTCTGCCCTCCGGCGCCAAACAGAGTCTGGACACCGCCAGCAAGCTGTTCATAGCTTGAATATGCATCGAGTGACTTTTTTGTAATAACAGCAATACCGGCTTGAATTGTTCCATATGCTGCCGCTACTGTCTTTGCAGTCGTGACAGCCGCTTTCCCGAGAGTGGACGCGATGAAACTGCCGGCCGATTTTGCTTTGCTTTTAGAATCGTCCAAGCCTTTGTCATATTCTCCTGTGTCAAGGCTCAGTTTTGCATATAATTCAAGAAGATTCAAATTTCAACCCCGCACTTCTCATCAGATCAGCGACAATCTCATCGCCGGAACGCGTGTCTTCTTCTTTTTGTTTCCATTCTATAATGTCAGCATATCTTTGTGTAATCGGCTCTTTTCTGAAGGCGTTGAGGCCGCACAGGAGGCTGTCCGTTACATAGATTCTATACGCCTTTGTTTCAATATTTTGCTGAATACGGGCTACCGTAAAGCCTATAAACCCCTTAACACTGCGCCCTCTGTATTCTCCGACGCAGAGCCAGACGATTCGCTGATATTCTCTGACTCTGCTGATGTAAAAAGCCCCTGTAAGTCCTCGTCATTCGCAAGTGACACTACGTCTTTTACAAGGCCCATGAAGCCTTTTGAATGCTTGTATTCGTCTACAGTCTGCGTGTTAAGAGCTGCCATGATGACGATCAGGTCTTCCTTATGCTTTTTGATAAGGACTGGAAGGCTTGACTTGATCCGGCGCAATGCCATCTGGATCGCATTTTCACCTTCCTGTGGCTTTTCCTTTGTGAAAAAATCTCTTGCTGTATCGTCTTCGGCAATGTTCATGATCGGAACAAGGATATCTGCAACGATATCAAGTCCCTGCTCCATTGTGATTTCTGAAAGCTTCTTCATATTATCTCATTCCTTTCTTATTTACCGGCAGATACATACACCTCATAAGGCACTTTGTCCGGTTCTTCGATGCTGTAATGGCCTGTGTATGTGAATGCCATCTGTCCTTTTGATTTGTCGCTTGTGGTCAGCTGAAAACCGCCTGTAGAAAGGGCGTTAATCAGATGTATAGCGATAAAACCGCCGTTTGAATCGTCGTTTTTATCGGAATAGTCGCCGACCCACCAGACATCTCCATAGTCCGCTAGCTTCACGTCGTTTCTCGGCGTGATCTTCGTCTCATCTACGTTGTCGATGTCCGCAACAGCCATGAGTTTTTTGACACTTGCCGCTGTGGCCGTAACGTACGTGCCGGATAGCGTGACTTCATGGCTGTCCAGACGCTTCAGTTCCATCGTATTTTTCGGGCAATTGTCGATATCTTCGCCGAAATCCGTAAATGTAAGGGCATCCGCGAAGCTGATACCTCCTGTAGTAGCACCAAGAATATTCCCGATAGTGCCGTTTGCCGGTGTGAATGTATCACACAGAACGCCTGTGTTCATCTGCAATTCTTTAAATGTATTTTCAGGAATTTTTGTGAATTTCATTTTCTATCACCCCTTCAAAAATTCAGCTGTAATATTAAGTAGACGCCTCTTAATTGATGTATCCCCATCATCTAACAGGGCATTACACCAAGGCTCCCCACGCTTGAGCCATACTGCTCCGCCATCGCAGGCTACTACTTTTCCGCCTCGTCCGATAGCTGCTGCAATCTCATCCGCTTTCTTGTTCGGAATCAGCTCAGAAGTCGTATAGAACCACAGGGATGCAGTTATAGATTGCTCTGCATCTCCGAAAAAACCGTCGTAATAATCGTATGTCATATACGGAAAAACGACATCATCCGGGACAGATGTCGTAGGATATGCCGTTATTCCAAAAGAATTAAAAAACTTATATAATGCTTCGCCTGTTGTCATTGTGTCAGCTCCCATCTCTCCGCCGTTGACTGTGCGATGTCCAGTGTCGATACAGTCGGAGACATCTTGTCTGAAGAATCAGATGTAATTCGGAACGTTTTGCCGTCAGAGAGACGGCGGATAACATCGTGATAATCCAGATGAATGTTTCTGCTTGTAGTCACTGTGTATACGCTCGTCATGCCGTCATGTTCGGCCTTGCGGGCTTCCATAGTGGTGTTAAGAGTAAGAGCTGCATTGAATTCTGCGCCGTCTGTCCACTCAGAAAGGAAGCCGCCTGCACCGTCTGGTGTACGTTTCTTTTCGACGAAGCAAAAAGGAACCATCATGTTTTCAATCAAGCTCATTAGACCTTCCTCCATTCGTTTAATCGGCTCGCAAACACATCTTTCCATGTCTGCGGAGAGCCATTCTGATTCGTTGCGCGGGTATATGTGTATCCTCCGAATGACTCGCTAGAGTACGGCCCGACATTGCTGCCGCCATACTTCTCTACATACTGTGCGATATCCTCGCAGAGATTAAGGAAAGCTTTCGGAGGCTTCAGAGGAACAATCGTTCCGGTGAACGTCTCATCTTCGAGCTCATAAGGCGGGTACTGGTACACCCCGTCATTCAGCACAGAACCTTCAAGTAAGAAATACTGTCCGTCAAGCAGAAAAGGAAGGTCAATGGTGCCATCCTGAATCGTATAGGTCCCGTCGATATACTCCCCTGTTTGGAAGTAATTCCGGATATGTCTCATTACCTCAGAAATCATCATCAACCCTCCTTTTTATTTAAGCTGATACCGCTGTGATTGTACCAATGACGATACCGTTTAACATTTCCGCAAACAGTGTCAGTCCGCTGACGATGACATCTTCACAAGTAAGATTTTTATATTCAGAATCTTCATGGATACCGATCAGGCCTGTTTCGTCACTCGTAAAACTGAACGCTTCGCCAAGATCAGCGCCATTGACAGGGACATAGTAGAGAACAATGTTGTCTTTTGCTGTCGCGTAAATCTTGCCTTTTGGAACAGAGCTGTTCATAAATACAGTGCCCATTCCGAGGAAGTTTTCGATATAACTCATACCGAATGCGGTCTGTGTTGTGATCTGAGCTGTAGCTAAATAGTCAGCAATGTCCAGCGGATTAATGAAGTAAACCGCTTCTATGGCGTTGTCCTCAAACAATGTCTGAAGCTGTCCCCATGTCTGTGCAAGCGTTGACTGAAGACCTACACCTGCGGCTGTTCCTGTTCCAGTTCCGAGGAATGTAAAGAAATCCTTTCTGATATTGTTCTGGA